TGTGAGTACCTAACAAGTTAGATAACAATAACCCCGTTATCGTCAACTTATCACTCTCTGCGAGTGGGTGCTAACAATAACGGGGTGTTGCAAAAAGAAAGAATGGTTTCCCTTAATAAAATATCATTTTACAGTACTGCTTTCAAGTGGTAAAATTATTGTACCATAATACAAGGAGGTTTAAATTATGCTTTGGTTAGATCTGATTGATATTTTGTTTTTAGTTACGGGCCTTCTGCTTGGCTATGTTGTATGCTATCTGAATAACAGGGATCTCATGCAGGACGAGTGTAAGGACTGCTTATATCGTGAATATGTGCTGGAGGTGATTGAACATGAGCGAAACGAGTAAAACATCATGGGACTACCAGAAGAACAGGTACAAACAGATCAATATTAAATTCAACATGGAAGATGAATATGATGCTATGCTGCATTATTATCTGACCTGTAAGACAGATAACGCAAGCAGACTTATCAAGGACCTTGTGTATCAGCATATTGGAGAGGAGGCATATCTGGAGCCATGAGTAAATTATTCAATAAATACCAGATAGGGAAACTGTCAGAGAGTGCAGTAAATAAGGCCTATAGTACTTTACGCAGTATAGCCAACAAGCGTATCGAGCGTCTTGATCGTGCCGGCCTTGGCAGGACAAATGTCAAATTTCCTACAATTCAGACTATCAAGGACACAGATAAATTCTCTGTGCGTGATGCGCTCGCAGATGTGTCAAAATTCCTGCGCTCGGACCGCACAACAGTACGCGGAGAAAAAGCATTCATAAATCACTTTCAGGAACAGATGGCAGAACAGGGCTATGGCGATCTTGTCAGCACTCGCGAGGATATCTATAACATGATCGACTACATGGACTATCTGCGCGAAGTATATAGCGATAAATTATTTGATTCCGGTGATGCTCTGGATGTCCTGCAGCAAGGCAAGAGATTAAATATTCCTATGGACAAGCTGAGAGAGAATTATGATCTCTTCGCATCCAACATTGACAAGATGGAGAACCTGCGGAGATCTCCGGGCGGTCGCGCGTTTTCACAGAACAGGATAAACAACCTGATTAAGAAGTGGCTATGACTATTTACAACACTGATACCTTTGATTATTCAATAATCGGATCCGCTCCGGTGCAGAAGCGTCGGAGAGGTAATCAAGGCCGGAGAGACAACAAACGCAAGTACAAGGATCTTTACTGTGCTTTTGATATTGAGTGTAGTAATGATCCTGAGCTGCAGCAGGCCTTTATGTACATATGGCAATTCCAGATTGAGGATCATACTATAATAGGCCGTACATGGGCTGAGTGGCTGAATTTCTGCGAGAGAGCGACAAAACAGCTTAAACAGGATGAATATATCATGATATATGTACATAATCTCTCATACGAATTCAGCTTCTTAAAAGGTATATATTCTTTTGATCAGGAAGAAGTTTTTGCAATAGAACCTCGTAAAGTACTTAAATGTGAGATGTTCGGATGCATGGAGCTGCGCTGCAGCTATCTGCTTACAAATATGAATCTGAAAACATTCACGCAGAAAATGGGAGTGAAAGAAAAGCTGTCAGGTGATGAATTTGACTATTCTGTGATGCGCTATCCGTGGACCGATCTGACAGAACGCGAGCTTGAATATTGCATCACAGATGTTGAGTCTCTTGTTAATGCTCTTAAGGTATATTTTGCCATTGAGAATGATAATTTTTATACCATTCCATTAACATCAACCGGATTTGTAAGACGAGACGTAAAGGCTGCTATGCGTCATTTTAATAGGAATGATCTGCATAATATGATTGCTGATTATGATATATTCTGCATCCTGCGCGAAGCATTCCGCGGAGGAAACACACACGCAAACAGGTATTATTCCGGCCAGATCCTTGAAAACGTAACCAGCTATGACAGAGTGTCCAGCTATCCTGATGTGCAAATAAATGAGCTGTTTCCGATGTCGCCATGGATATATGAGGATGATGTTACAGTTGAACGCGCATGCAGGAAGATCTTTAAGCAGAAGCGCGCGTGTCTGATGCGTGTGTCATTCTTTAATATCCGGCTGCACAGATATGGTGACGGATGCCCATACATCCCTAAACATAAATGCCGGAACCTTGGATCACATTACAACGATAACGGCCGGATCCTGTGGGCGCAGCATCTGGAGATCTCATTAACTGATATAGACTTCAAAATAATCCTGCAGCATTATGATTTTGATCATGCGGAGATCCATGATTTTTATCATTGCAGATATGGCCGGTTGCCTAAACCTATGCGCGATGTTATCAGTAAATATTATCAGGACAAAACAAAATTAAAGAACGTTGCCGGACAGGAATTGTTCTATATGATGTCAAAAGCTAAATTAAACAGCATTTACGGCATGTCGGTTCAATCCCCGGTCAAACAGAATATCGATTATATCGATGATATATTTGAGATTGCCGAAGAGGATGAACGAGAATTGCTTGAGAAGAGCAACAAGAAAGCATTCATGTGCTATGCATGGGGCGTCTGGACAACAGCACACGCGCGTGATCATCTGCAGAGAGCCATAGACATGACCGGTGATTATTTTGTTTACTGTGATACTGACAGTGTAAAATTCATTGACGATGGCAGCATATCCTTTGACAAGTATAACAAGTCCAGAAAACAGGACAGCATAAAAAATGGTGGTGTCGCTACAGATCGGAATGGTAAAGAGTACTATCTTGGCTTGTATGATAATGAAGGAACTTATAAACAATTCATCACGCTGGGCGCAAAGAAGTATGCGTATGTGGATCAGGATGATAAACTTCATATTACAGTAGCCGGAGCCGGCAAGAAAAAAGGTGCTGCAGAGCTTGCGCGCAAAGGTGGCATAAAGGCATTTAAAGAAGGCTTCACATTTATTGAGGCCGGAGGCACAGAATCTGTATATAACGATATCAGAGAGCCGTACTGCATCCAGCGCGAGGGTCATGAGCTTGAGATCACATCAAATGTGCTGATCAGGCCATCCACATATACTTTGGGCATAACCGGAGAGTATAAACGTATATTAAGCAATCCGGCCATATGGCTTGACCTGTTAAAGTAAATTATGGTACAATAACACTGTCAGTTAATACATAGCAGATAGGAGGGCTTATGTTTACAGAACAGGAATGTATCAATATGTTAAGGCGATCTATTATGTTATTTGATGACCGCACTGGAACACAGAAAAAATTTAATTTAAAGGATGATGATTTTTATCCGTTCATGTGTGGTTACTTCAAGGGAGATCTGGAATTCGTTATTTCACATTTGGAGAGTAAAATAAATAAGTAGGAGGAACACAATGGAACTTATTAAAGCATTCCCGGCAGAACTTGATCAGAGAACGATCTATAAGATGATGAAGTCGCCAGACGTTAAGAAAATGTCTGACGCAGAAGGCAGTATCCTTGAAGTCGCTGCATGGGTCGCATACAACGATGTTGACAGCAGAACAGGCGAGATCCGCGAGATACTGACAATCCAGACAACAGATGGTGAGATGTTCGGCACAGTGTCTGCAGTATTCCAGAGAGAATTCAAGGACATCACAAAATTCTTCGGTGATGATGTCGGAGCGATCAAGGTAATATCCGGAAAGAGCAAAGCCGGCAGGAACTTCATCACCTGCAGTGTTGAATAATCATAAGGACAGCAGAAGCCGGTGCAATGCCGGCTTTTGCTTATGGAAGGAGCAGACGATGAGTAGATACGGAATAATGATACATCGCAAAGGCAGCAGTTATGAGGATGATTACTGGTTTAGAGATAACAAGCGTTTCATGATCAGAGAATTCTCACATGAAGCAGCAGAAGTGGCTATGAGGATCCTGAAGCATCAGTGGGGAGATGAATACTCGTTTATAATAAGGAGGCTGGATTAAATGAGCATATACTTAAGTAGTGGTTATGTTGATATCGAAAAGATATTATCATACAAAATGCCGTTCTCATTCCTTCTTGGAGGCAGAGCAACAGGAAAGACATACGGAGCTCTCAAAACCTTGTATCAGACAGATACAAGGTTTATGCTTATGCGCAGAACACAGGCGCAGTGTGATCTTATAAATAAGCCTGAATTCAATCCGTATAAAGTACTATGCACAGATCTGGGCATAGATATCCGCGTCAGATCCATAAGCAAATATAATTCATTGATATATGAAGATTTTGGAGATGATGCGGAAAAGACGCTGGCCTATACATGTGCGCTTTCAACTATTGCCAATATGCGCGGATTCGATGCGTCTGATTGCAAGGTGCTTTTATATGATGAATTTATCCCGGAACGGCATGAGCGCGCAATTAAAAATGAGGGCAGCGCGTTTCTGAATGCGTATGAGACGATCAACCGAAACCGTGAGCTTAAAGGCGAGGATCCGCTGCAGGCTCTGTGTCTGGCAAACGCATTTAATATAGCAAATGCCATATTTTTGGAGCTGGGTCTTGTTGGTATCTGCGAGAGGATGAAAGCAAAAGGACAGGAATTATATATAAACAGAGATCGGGGGATACTGATTGCCCTGCTGGATAAGTCACGCATAAGCCAGCAGAAAAAGGATACTGCCCTGTATCGCGTGGCCGGTGGTGCATTCGCTGATATGGCTCTTGCAAATGATTTTTCATACAATGACGCTTCAGATATTAAATCAAGATCCCTGAAGGAATATAAGCTGATATGCAGCATAGGTGAGATCTCAATATACAAGCACAAGTCAGAGCGCAAATATTATATATCAGAGCATAGGACCGGAACAGCTCCGGAGTATAAATCTGATGAAGTAGGCCTTAAGCGTTACCAGAAGAATCATGGGCTATTGCTTTATTCTGCTTACATGCGCGGAAATGTGCAATTTGAAAATATGTTGACTAAATCATTATTTGAATTATATACTGTATAGAGATAATAATTATGTTATCGTTGACCAAGTGAGCTGTCGTCCAAGGCAATCCCCGGAAGGGAGGACATGCGCCTGCCAGCGCACTACACAGCTCACTTTTCATTTAAGGAGGAATTCACATGGCTTATGCATATGGTATGAGGTTTGATGATGACAGTAATGCTATAACACGCATTGATGAAGAAAATCAGACCGCTGTTACAACAGGCTACATTAATGGTGACTATGTAGAATTCAGTGGTAATCCTAATCGTGTAGAGACTATAACGGCAACAGCGGAAAATCCTTGTGTTGGCATCAGTGCTGTCAGCTTACGCCGAGCGTTACTGGATAATAATGCTTCGGCAAAAATCACTTTGACCAATGAGAATTTGGGGGTTTATGTGGAGATGCCAATCATCACACAGGGGTATACTCTTGTAGCATCTAAAATCAATTCTGACGGCATGTCTGGGTTTGATGCATCGTGGTATGCCGATCACGATGAAGCAACAGCAAAGAAGTTGGCTATGATAAACAATGGTCAAGTCACGGATGGAACTGCATACGCTTCTATGCTTACAAGCGAACTTGTCATTACTTGGCATCCTCTGCCAGAAGAATAGGAGGCGCATATGGATGTTCAGGTTATAGGCCAGCTGGTCGCATCGTTAGGTTTTCCAATAGTCGCATGTGGCGCACTCTTCTGGATGGTAAATAAGAATGAAGAGAGACACAAAGAAGAAATGGACGGGCTCCGCAAAACAATAGAAGATAATACTAATGTGCTTGCAAGCCTTAAGGAACTTATCCAGATCGTTATCAATAAGGAGAAATAAAATGACAGGCGAAAAATTACTGGAGCAGGCCGAAAAATATCTTGGTGATAAGGGCAATACATTCTGGAAAGCATATGGATATGATCATGCTGTTGCATGGTGCTGCATCTGGGTTTGGTATGTATTCAAGAAAGCAAAATGCTGCGAACTGTTCTATGATTGCGGAAAAGTGCAGAATGTCGCAAACGCTGATGCATGGCTGCGCAGGCACGCTGAATGGGTAAAGATAAAAGATGCAAAGCCCGGTGATATCGTTATTTTCACATGGGATTCAAAAGGCGGTAATAATACACGCGTAGGCCATCGTGATCACATTGGCTTTGTAAGAAAAAACGGAGGATCCACAAAGATATATACTATTGAAGGCAATGTTGGATCCAATAACAGTGCTAAATCAAAAGTGGATTATAGGACACGTCCGGCAAAGCTGATCTACGCTGTGTATCATCTTGATTATGATAATCCAAAACCGAAACCGGCACAGGATATCACCCAGCTGGTAAAGGATACTCTGTCAGGTAAATATGGAACCGGGGCAGCGCGTAAAAAGGCACTCGGATCTGATTACAATGCTGTGCAGAAGGAAATTAACAGGATCATGGCATTGACTAATAAAACGCTGCTGGGTGAATATGGAACCGGTGCAGCGCGTAAAAAGGCACTTGGCAAGGATTATGACCTTGTGCAGTGGAATATAAACCGAATATATAAACAGAAGGAGAGTGAAAAGAAATGAAGTACGAAGAGATTATTAAGCTGCTTGATGCAGGATATTCGCGCGATGAGATCCTCGCAATGAAAGAAGAACCGGCACCGGCTGATCCTGCACCAGCTGATCCGGCACCAGCTGATCCAGAGCCGGCACCAGCTGATCCTGCTGCAGATGTCATGAAAGAAATGAAAGAGATGTTTGCAGAAATGAAGAAAGAACTGACCGCGATGAATATCATGAACTCAAGGCAGGGTGCTGATGATGTTAACTCCGGGGAGGATATCCTCGCATCTATAATTAATCCTGTTAGGAATAATGGAGGTAAATAACTATGAGTGTTAATACTATGAGCTTTGAAGATGCTGCTGCGATCCTGAATAATATCCGTAAGCAGGTTACAGGCGAGACAGCTGCAGCACCTGTCAACACAAGCCAGTTTATTTCAATTGGCACAACCATCCTGCAGGCCGGCTATGATCCTACTTTGTCGGCCATCACACAGATGATCGCCAAGACGATATTTTCCATCAGACCGTATAACAGAAAGTTTGGCGGTATCAAGATGGATGAACAGCAGTGGGGTGCTATTGTTCGCAAGCTGGCGATCGTTGATACTGATTGGGAAACAGATACTCATTATGATCTTATTGATGGCCAGAGTCTTGATCACTATGTCATCAAGAAAAGCCCGGTACTGCAGTTGAATTTCTACGGACAGAACGTATTCGAGCGTCATATGACGATTTATACAAACCAGCTGGATTCGGCCTTTGCGGATCCTTCATCCTTTGGTCGCTTCATGGCAATGCTCACACAGAATATCATGGACATGATCGAGCAGAACCACGAAAGCATTGCAAGGATGACGATCGGCAACTTTATCGGTGCAAAGGTTTCGCAGAATAATGGTGTTATTCATCTGCTTACAGAATATAATGCTGAAACAGGTATTACACCAGCTCTGACGGCTACAACAGTTTATGATCCGCAGTATTTCGGTGATTTCTGTAAATGGATGTTTGCGCGCATTGCGACACTCACCAGCCTTATGACAGAGAGATCGCAGGAATTCCAGATCAATGTGACCGGCAAGGCGATCAACAGACACACTCCATATGAGATGCAGAAGGTATATATCTATGCGCCTCTTATGAATGAGATGAAGTCGCGTGTTTTGTCTGCAACATTCCATCCGGAATTCATCGATTATGCAGATGTTGAAGCTGTTAATTTCTGGCAGAGCATCCAGAGCCCGATGCGTCTGAATGTTACTCCGGTATATCTGAAAGCTGATGGAACATATGACACTGCTGCGGCACAGAATATCACTAACCTTGTCGGTGTGATCTTTGACAGGGATGCGCTCGGTTACACAATGGTAAATGAGCGCGCAGCTGTGACCCCGCTGAATGCGAAGGGCTTGTATTTTAATCAGTACTGGCATGAGACATCACGCTGGTACAATGATCAGAGTGAGAAGGGCATTGTCCTGCTTCTGGACTAATTAAGCACTCTCCTATCAGTGTGTATGGCGCGGTATTCGTATGATGTAAATCCGCGCCATTGAGGTATAACAATGGGATTTACAGTAAAGTTATATACATTTTCAAAGCGTGATAATAGCACAAAGCGTCCGGGCAACAATGCCGGCACTGAATTTAGCTGCGTATTAAAATCAGGATCCGGGATAATGCGCCCGGCTCTTGCTTTTGATTTTGGTATCGCCAATGATCCATCAAGTTATAACTATGCATATATTCCTGCATTTGACAGATACTATTTTATTGAGGAATGGTATTTTGACCGCGCGCTCTGGACAGCTACATTAAAGGTGGATGTTCTCGCAACATATAAAACGGAGATAGGAAACGCTTCATTATATATACTTCGCGCAGCCGGTGCGCATAATGGCAACGTGATAGATACATTGTATCCTTGTAAGGCAGGCGCGTCATTTGACAGAGATGTAAAAAATAATCCTTGGAATACTACACCAGTGCCGGTGATCGGAGTGATCGGCAAAGGTGGTGTATTTGGTTCCATGAACTTTTATGCGCTTGATCCGTCTGATCCTACGGAGTTGAATACGCTGCTGAATAAGCTGCTTACGCCTGAAGAGATAATCAATGCCGGTAATAATTTTAATGACATTGATGCAAGTCCGGCACTGCAGTTGTCGCTGGTTGATCCTATACAGTATATCAAATCATGTGTTATGATCCCTGTTGCGCTTGCAGATATTACTTCAATGGATGCTGCTGCCGGTATCGATGTATATAGCTGGAACTTTTCAACCGGCAGAAAAATACACCCGGCAAGCAGGATATATAAAAATTATACATTTACATTGAAGAAACATCCTGACACTGCAGCGCGTGGAAATTATGTTAATTCCGCGCCATATACAAAGATCACATTAACGATCCCGCCATATGGCTGCATTGATATTGATACCAGTGTGACATGCAATGCAAGCACACTGGATGCTGATGTGGAAATAGATCCAACAAGCGGAAAAGGAATACTTGTTATTAAGTGCAATAATATAGTGCTCAACAGGCTGGAGGCTCAGATCGGTATTCCTGTATCACTGTCATCTGTAAAACGTGATTATATTGGCGCAGCGTCATCTGCTATTGGTGCTGTTGCTGGCACTGTTGGTGGTGTTTTAAGTGGTAATGTTGCAGGCGCAGTGGCAGGAGCTGCTTCAGGTATCGGCAATGCGATAGAAGCGATCATGCCAAGAGCGCAGACAATAGGCAGCACAGGATCCTTTGTATCTAACAGGGGCGATTTCAGGCTTGATTATCAATTCATGCGCCCTGTTGATGATGATAATACACACAATGGCAGACCGCTGTGCGATGTCCGGCAGATCAGCACTCTATCCGGTTATATGCTTGTGCAGGATGGTGATGTTGCTATCAATGGAACCAGTGCGGAGGATGCTGCTGTGCGCAACTACCTTGAAGGTGGATTCTATTACGAATAGGAGGTGATGAATCAGTTATGGCATATATACCAAGGTTAAACGGAGATAGTACATACAGGAATCCTTACTATACCACAAGGAATCCGATATATCAGGCCGGGTATCCAATGCCTAACTGCTGAGCACCTGCTATGCATGGGGCCGCTTCTGGGAAAATTCAGATGTCAATGGTGATTTTTCCAACAGACCGAATTTATCAACATTGGATGCATATCTGTGGTATGGGCATAATGATGGATATGCGCGCGGACAGACGCCGGCTCTCGGTGCTATAGCATGCTATTCCGGAGGTATCTATTCAGGAAAGGGCCATGTCTGCGTACTTGAGCGCAATAATGGTGATGGCACCTGGCTTGTATCAGAATCCGCATGGAATGGCTGGTATTTCAGAGCATCGCATAACATAAAAGCAAATGGAGACTATCAGGAAGGTGGATACCATTTTCAGGGATTTATCTACAATCCGGTTGTCGGTGGTGGTGCAATTTCCCCGGCTCCTGCAGGATGGACATGGCAGCCAAGGCTGACGCGTGAAGGAATGGCCGGCAATCCATATTATTATAGGCTTAATGCATGGTACCAGCGGAATCATCCGCTGCCTCACTGTGAGTGTTATGCATGGGGTCGCTGGTTTGAAGCCATGGACATTGACCGCACCTATTCTGATTATTTCCGGCCGGTATTAAAAACATCCGGGAACGCTTCAACATGGTGGAGTTATGTACAAGATGGCTATGCTCGCGGATCTACTCCGGAAATAGGCGCGATAATATGTTTTGATAATAATGGAGGCCATGTTGCTGTTGTAGAGGAGATATCTGATGATGGCCTGACACTGACCTGCAGCAATTCCGGATATCTTTCACAGAGATATTTTTATATATCTCACGTACATTGGAATGGCACCACATGGCACTGGAATGACAGATATGATTTTCAGGGATTTATATATAATCCATTTATACATGGTGGTGGTATTTCATGGGGCTCACATCGTCCATGGTTATATAAGCATTGGCTTTGGAATCGTGAGGGAGAATTAATAAAATGAATACTTATTCTTATGATTTTATAAACAAATATAATGCACACAGGAAACCATCCACAGTGCATTCACAGGAGAATGCCACAGCATGGTATTTCCGCAGATATCTGATACAGAAGATAATATCTGTATTTGAATTCAAGGGGATCCCGGAGACATGGAGTAAAGATTATTTCCTGTATAATCTTTTTCTTTGCGGATTCGTGGCAATAATAAATACAGATAAGTTTGGAGTCATTCCGCAGCACTGCAGCCTTTTTGGATATGATGTATTTTACAGGCCAACTAATGTGAATATCGCCAATCCGCTGCTGCGCGGTAATCTCACGCCAAGGATCGGCACGGAATGCGCGCTGATCAGGATGCAGCCGGACTATGGCAGCTGCTGGGATATCGTTTCATATTATGCAGATCTGTTGGCACTCTGTACAGAATCACTTGCAGTGAATATACAAGTGTCAAAAGTGGCATATGTTTTTGGATGTGAGGACAAAACTGTTGCAGAGTCCTTCAAGAAAATGTATGACCAGATGTCTGAAGGGAATCCTGCAGTATTTGCAGATAAAAAGCTGTTTAATGAAGATGGTAGTCCATCATGGGATATCTTCCAGAATAATCTGAAACAGAACTATATTGCGAAGGATATTCTGGAGGATATGACAAAGATAGATGCACGCTTCTGTACAGAGATCGGTATCCCAAATGTGAACATGGCAAAAGAGTCCGGTGTTACTGATAACGAGGTCGAAGCTAATAATCTGGATACAAAGTCAAAAGCTGCATTATGGCTTGAGACTATCAGAGACGGGCTCGAGGTCGCTAACAATATGTTCGGACTCGATATAAGTGTTGATTTCAGATTTAAATCGGAGGTATCAGGCAATGTGGCTGTCGATAATGGGAATGTATGAATATGATAACTCGTTATTTGACGGGCTTGATGTTCCTACATATACAGATAAAAATAATGTTGTCCATGTGGTGGATAAGACAAAAGTTATACAGAGCATCCTGCTTAACTGCGCAGAGCTGGAGATCCTGTACTCAAACATTGATACCATGAAGCTGGCTATCGGTGTTTGGTCAGCATCAGAGCAGGATACATGGAGAAAAATGTATGAATCACAGATGCTGGAATACAATCCGCTCTGGAATGTTGACGCTGATGTTGTAAATATCGGCTCTGTGATGGGATTTAATGAGGATGAGAACTGGAGTGATGCTGCAAAGGAAACGCAGCGCAGGACCGGAAATATCGGTGTCACAAGCTCCCAGAGTCTTGTCCGGGAATACCGAGAAGTGGCGGATTTTTCCATAATCAGATATATAACAGAGTCATTCAAGAAAAGGTTCTGTATAATGGTATATTAAGGAGGTAACTGAAAATGAAAGAGGCAGGCATCCGTTTTGATAGCGGCCTTCATCTGGAAATAAAATATGATCCTGATGATGGCTCGTGCGAAGTTGTTGTTACTATGAACAGGGAAGGAACTGAAGTTGTTCAGACCGGCTCTGTACAGTGGGATTAATAAGAGGTGATGATCATGGGAATTTTTCAGCAGTTTCCGTATTCAAACTTTCATGAAATGAATCTGGATCAGATTATTAAGATCATGCGCCAGATGCAGGATGAATGGGAAGCAACTAAAACAGAATGGGCATCTTATAAGGATTTTATTGATAATTATTTTGATACCCTTAATCTTGATGAAGAAACAGAGAGAGCATTAAGGGCAATGGTTGCAGATGGAACTATGGATCCGGTCATAGATCCGGTGATACAGGCGCAGGTGATCGCATGGCTGGAAGATAATATTACTCAGCCAACTACCCCTGCAATAGATACATCACTGACCATTGCAGGCGCAGCTGCTGATGCAAAAGCAACCGGTGATGTAATAAATGACTTAAAGAGTGATTTTAACTCAAATAACATTGTTTCGGTGAAAACGCTCACTGCAAAAACAAAAATTACAAACAATGTTGGAATAGGAAATGTAGTTGACCTTACGCAAATAGCGCAGGCCTCTACTGATAGCGTTATTGTTGATTGTAATGCTGGTGACTTGTTTATCATAACCGGAAGCGGGTGGTCTAGTGAAAGATTATGGGCATTTGTTGATGCTGACAACAAACTAATCAGTATATCAGAGGCTGGTGAAACTAGAACAAACTATGTAATAAATACACCTATAAACGCATCTAAACTTGTGTGCAATTTTAGAAGAGACACGGGAACAGATTATAGATTAGTGGCATTTGATACATCAAAAGTTACTATAAAGGCAACAGAGCAAAATCTTACATCCACAACCGGAGCATCTATATGTAATAATGATGTAAATAATCTTCCAATCAATTCTATATATGGATTTGTTCCTTATAGCGGTCTTGCAAACATGCCATATACTGAAACCGGTGCAGATTATGGTGGCATTATTATGACACTCTCAAAACAGGGAATACCAAATGCATCAATGACCCAGATAATTTTCAGAAGAGACGGGCGCATTTTTACACGTCAGTACTGGGGAACCGGTTTTGAGTCATGGCATAGATATAGTGATTTTGTAGCGTCAGGCCAAAATATACTAACATCGACAGTTAATGATATATGCGCTGGTGATGCAAATAATCTGCCAAACAATACCATATATGGAATAAGCATTGCCTATAACGAAATAGCGAACATGCCATTTTACCCTGATGGTGTAAATAGCAGATACGCTGGCGCTATTGTCACTTTCGGCAAGGAGACGCAAAGAGGCTATGGTGATGTCCAGATATTCAGTGGATATGGCAGTCAGACATATATACGCATATATGCTGGAACTTGGCAGAACTGGAGATGCCTGAGCGAACATAAATATAATAATGCACTAGGTATCGGAGATTCAATTTGTGAGGGCTGGCGTAATAATAATATGGGATTCGTTGGAATGCTTGGTGTGCCTTATGTAAATCTCGGTATTACAGGCGCAACTCTTGGCGCAGCAAGTGGGCATACACAGATCTATACTGAGATCGAAAACATTTCATATACAAAAGACATTATCATTGCTGATGGTGGAATTAATGACTACTATTTCGATGTTCCTCTCGGATCACTGTCAAGTCACCCAGTAATCAATGATACGCAAGCAAACGCACTTGATAAAACCACAGTTAGTGGTGGATTAGAATATCTGCTTTACTTGATGATTAAAAAAATGCCAAAGGCACAAAGGTTTTTCCTCATTACACATAAAACAAGGAATTTCCCATATACACAGAACGCTGCCGGCTATACTCAGCAGCAGCTGCATGACAGGATCGTTGAAGCATGCAAACTGTACAACACCAAAGTAATAGATGTCTATAATGAATCGATTATAAACAGTGAGTATGATACATATGTATCTCCGACACCGTTCTCAGATGACCAATCTGTAACAACAAGATACTATGTGGATAATGACAGGATACATCCGCTTTGGCTTGGCTATCAGGAAGGATACATGCCAGTAGTGCTTGATGTTGTTCAGAGAGCTACAACAAAGATATAGTCATGGCACAATAATTTACCACTTGAAAGCCATACTGTAAAATGATATTTTATTAAGAGAGATATTAACCCCGTTATTGTTAGCACTCACTCGCAGAGAGTGATAAGTTAACGATAACGGGGTTATTGTTATCTAACCTGTTAGGTACTCAC